GACGCGGCTAATGCGCTTGCATATGCGCCGACGATGCGCCCAGCCCAGCCGATCTACGACGGCTTCGATCCCGTCAGCCACGTCGTCGAGGGCGTCGATATCGCCGCCGGCCAGCCCCTCGCCCTCGCCGCCAACGCCACCGGAGGACTGACCTGTGCTGTCCTGGTTCAAGCGTTTGAGGGCACGCTGCGCATCCTCGCCGACTGGGTCTACGAAGGGAGCCCGGCCGAGCGTGTTGCCGACATCGCCCAAGCCGCCGCCCAGGTCGTCGATTCCTCTCGATTCGTGGCTGTTCCTGTGCCCCGTCCATGGGATGATATGCTCAAAGGTCCGCTGCCGGATCGAATGCTTGCTCGACCCAACCGACCCGCCTGGATCGTCCCCCAACTACATTCGGACCGACACATGAATGTCGGGCTGATGCAGGCGGTGCGCGCGATCCCGAACGAGGTCCGGGTCGGTGGCACGGAAGTCGACGGCACACTCTATATAAGGGACGCGCTCGCGCGCACGGTGCGCGGGATGCCGGTGGTCGAGGTCAGCCCCGCCGCCAAGTGGACGCTGCGGGCGCTCGCTGGAGGCTACACCCGCGGAATGATCCGGGGCCGCCTGCAGGACAGCGCCGAGGAAGGCCCCTATCGCGTGCTGATGGAGGGCCTCGAAGCGTTCTGCGGCTCGATCCGCTTCGCCGCGGTGGACAATGACGAGGATACCGCGCAAAACTACCGCGTCGATGAGCGAAGCGGGCGCCGCTACGCGAGCGCGATGCCGATGAGGACGCGGTGAATGGGGAAAATCGTCGTCGTGGTCGCCGATCTAGGTAAAAGCCACCACTCGCGCCGTCGCTGCCATAAGCGTATATCTGTCTGGCTCAGAGTCGGCAATGTTGCCGTCGAACTGATACCGAACGGAGTTATCCACATGGACTTCACCCTTGACGTAGGCAAAGCCGAAAACCTCTCGATCGAAGTGCTCGACCAGAACGGCCAGCCGATCGCGAACCCGGTCTTCGATGCGCCGCCCGCATGGTCGCAGGCCGATGCGACGATTGGCGATCTGGCCGCATCGCAGGACGGGCTAACCGCCGTCGAAACCGGGCTCAAAGCCGGGGTCGATACAGTCCAGGTCGACGCCAAGATCGGCGGCACCACGTTCACTGCGACGGCCCGGGCCACGATCAACGCGGTCGTGCCGGCGCAAGTGCCGACCAGCATCAACATCATCGCCAACCCAGCGTAAGAGGTAGACCGGGCTCCACAGCGTTAACACCGCGGCAGTACCCGGCTTTGACGGGAGAGAGCGGGGGTAGCTCGTCGAGAAAACAATGAAGCCCCGCACAGATTAGGAGAATCAGATGGCAGAGACAATGACCCCGGCGAAAGTTGCCGCAGCTAAGGCACAGGCGGCGCTCGACGAAGCTCCGCCGGTCGCCGATCCCGTTCACTCGATGCTCGGCTCGATGCTGGTTGCAATGCAGGTGCTGGCGGACCTGGTGCCCGGCTCGCACCTCTTCGTCAAGCAGCACCTCGATCCGCTGAAGGCCGCGCTTGCCGCGATGACGGCGCCGCTCAAGTAGCATGATCGAAGTTCGGATCACGCCCGCCGATCGTTATAATTTGCCGTTCGGAATACCGGAGCTGCAGATTGCTCGGCTGTTGACCGAGCGCGGGATCAGATTCCGCCGGGATTGTTCCTTCATTCCGCAGGCGGATGATATGGAGCCACCGTGGGAGTGGTGGCATGATATCCGAACGGGTGATCTTGTCGTGCGGCAGGGCGATGTCTGACGCCGGGCTTGTGCTTGAGCCGGAACCCGCTACGGCGCCGGACGGCTCTGGCGATGGTGGGGAGGAACGCGCCGCGCCAACGCGCGACCGCGACCTCCTTGCCGGGCGCAACCAAAAGCTCCGCGACAAGCTCGACGATGTGTTCAATCACGTCTTGCGCGCGTTCGAGGACCAGAACGAACGCTCGGCCGACATCGACGATTATTGGGACTGCTACAACTGCCAAGCGAACGGCAACCAGTATTACAACGGCATCGCGAACATCTTTTTCCCGATCATCCACGATGCCGTCAACGCCATCGTCACCCGGTTTTCCAACCAGATGTGCCCGCAATCCGGGCGATACCTGGAGATCGTTGCGGCAGACGGCACGCAGCCGCAGCCGCTGATCGGCCTCCTCGAACACTATCTGCGCGATGCCCGGTTCGAGACGCAGGTCCTGAAGCCCCTCATTCGCCTCGCGATCATCGAGGGCCAATACAACCTCTACGTCGATTGGGCTGAGCTCGAACGCGAGATTGTTTCACGTGAAACACATGGTCCCCGGGTCGAGGTCGCAGGGCAGCAGATGGAGGCCCCGGGCGAGGACATTGAGGACATGGGTGAGCCCGAGCTGATCCGTGAGGGCCGACCCGTTTTCGACGTGCTGCACGATAGCGATGTCGTGGTGTGGCCGGCCAACGTCGACTCGCTGGAGGAGGCGTTCGCGATCGGCGGAGGCGTCGCCATCGTCCGCCATTGGACCAAGGCCAAGATCGACCAGATGGTTGAGCAGGGATGCATCCGGCGTCCTGAGGGCAAGGCGCTCAAAGAGTCGATGGACAAGGTGTCCAAGGATCAGCCCAACGTCGAGAAGCACTTGGCCGAGGCGGTCGGCATTCATCCCAAGGGCGTCGGCGCAACGGTCTGGGAGGTGTGGCTGACGCTGCCCCTCGACAAGAACGGCGGCTACAGCGAGGATGGCGACCATCGGCTCTGCCGGGTCTTTCTCGGCCCGAACCGGGCGCAGCTCGGGGCCAAGCGCAACCCCTACTGGAACGACCGCTGCCCGCTCCTCTCGGTGCCGATCGAGAAAACCCCGGGCGTCTTCAAGGGGAAGTCGCTCATCAGTTATGTCGACAGCCTGCAATACGAGGCCAACGATGCTATTAATGAGGGGGCGGATGCGGCTACGTTATCCGCGGCGCCCATCGTCTTGCGTGACCCCGAGAAATCCAACGGTCCATTGGTATTCGGAGTTGGTGCCATCTGGGACGGCGGAAAGGACGCGATTAGCCTACTTACGTTCCCAGATCTCACCCCCAGGGCACAGACCCGCGTACAGATGGCGCTTGCCGCCATATTCCAGTCGCTAGGCGTCAACCCGTCGATGCTCCCGCAGCAGACCCGCGCCGGGAAGCCAAATCAGGCGATGGTAGCGCAGGAGCAGCAGGTCGACCTCCTGACGACGGCGGAAGGGGTCAAGGTGCCGGTCGAGGGCATCCTGACGCCGATGCTCGGGCTCATCGTCGATTACGATTACCAATTCCGCGACACCGATTTGACGATCCGCCAGTTTGGCGAGATGGGCGTGCGGGCCCGGCTCGAACAGGTGCCGCCGCTGCAGAACCGCCACGGCTACACGTTCCTCTGGCGTGGGGCCGAGCAGGTCAAGATGGCAGGGATGATGGCGCAGGCCGGCACCGCATGGATGGCTGCGCTGATGCAGCCGGCGATGCAGGCCGCTCTCGCCAAGGCCGGGTACGAGTTCGATCCCGCTCCGCTCGTCATCATGCAGAACCAAAACCTCTTTGGGGCCTACCTCGGCAACCAGGTGCTCATTAATCAGCGCGAGATGCTGACGATGGACCCGGAGATGGAGAACCAGATCCTCAACAGCGGGCAGCATCTGCACGTCCACCCGCTCGACCAGGACATCCCGCACCTGAAAAGCCACATGGCCGACAAGCAGATGAGCGGCGATCCGTTCGGCACGGTCGGCGAGCACATCGCGGCACATCTCCAGTCGATGCAGATGAAGAACATGGCGGCGATGCAGGCCGCCCAGGCGAGGACCGGCGGCGGGGCTCCGGCGGGCGGCCAAGGATCGCGCGGGCCGCAGCCGGGCGCGCTGCCCGCGGGGCCGCACGCTCCGCCTCGCCCGCCGGGCCTGCCGCATCCCGACCAGAATGCGCAGTCTGGTATCGTGGCGATGCCGAGGAGGCAATGATGGCGCTGAAGCCCAAGGAAAAACGGGACATTGCGATGTATGCGGCCCGCGGTCTGTCGGGCAATGAGATCAGGATCGTCACCCAGATTCCGCTCACAGAGATCCGCGCCTATTGTGAGCGGGAGGGGATTGTCTTGGTGCACGCCCATGAGGGCCGGCTTCGTTCAATCGAGTCGAGCCCGGCAGACATGAGAGAGCGTTGGGCCGGGCTTATTGGTCCGATGAAGGCGCGTCTTCGGGAGGCTATTTTGTATGACGTTGCTTGACGCACACTATGGGTTGTGCGTATAGCCAATACACGAGCGGGCGATCGCAGTCCGCAACGAGCGGGGGAACGCACCCCGAGGAGAGAGAATGGCACGCACACGCGGCGAGGTCGCCGATCCTGTTGACGTACCCGAGGAGGAAGTCCTTGGCCCGGAAGATGCCACCGAAGATGAAGACGCCCAAGGGCAAGCCGATGGTGCCGGTGGGGAAGGGCTCGATGATGTCGAGCCAGAACCCGATGAGGCGGAAGAGAGACAAGAAGATGAAGTAGCCGACGAGCCTCCGGCTCCCAGGCGCTCGGGCGGTGGTTCCGAAACCATCAGAGCCCAGCGACGGGCAAGGCAGGAGGCGGAGGAAAGGGCGGCCCGCCTGGAGCGGGAGTTGGCCGAGGCGCGCGGCTTCCAACAGGGAATGCAGGCGCGACAGGTCGACCCCCAGGCGCAAGCGAGGGCAGAGCAAGAGTTCTATGCGTCGTTGGAGTTGATGCCTCCGGCACAGGCGTATCAGGCAATCGTCGCGCGGGAACGGCAGAACGTAGGAACGGCGCTACAGCAGATCGAGTTCAGGTCGAACGACAGGGCGGACAAACAGTCGTATGACATCGCGGCGCGTACATCGAGGGTTCACCAGCAATATCGCTCCCAGGTCGAGCAGACCTTGGCGTCTGAGCGTGCGGCTGGCCGCAACCCGGATCGTGAAGTCATCCTCAAATTTCTCGTTGGCAATGACGTGTTGGAGCGTTCTGCGCGGGCGGTGCCGGCTCAGCGTAACGGGGCCGCCGCGCGCATTGCTCAGCAGCGGACGCAGCCGACCGGGGCTCGTTCCAACGTATCGCCGGGAGGGCGCAGGCCCGCGCCCGGCAGTCGAGAGGCCGATGAGGCGGCGCTCGCCGATGCTGCGGCCCGAGGACTCAATCTCTGGGATTTGTAGCGGGAGGCCGCCGCGCCCCCGCATAAGGGAGGCGTGAGGCATGGCCCAAGGTTCGACCCCAAATCAAAGCAATCAGTATGCCGGCATTACGACCCGGTTCATCGCCCGAGAGGCGATGGAGCAGACCCAGCGGTATCTCGTCCTCTATCAGTTCTCCGACAAGAAGACGATCCCGCACGGTCGCGGCGTCCAGTGGGAGGCGTTCCGCTGGAACTACATGAACCTGCCGCGGTTCCCGACCGCGGAAGGTGTGCCGCCCAATCCGAACAGCCTCGATTTCACCCAAGTCACCGGCACCGCCGTTCAGTGGGCGGGGCGCTGGGTTGGTACCGATGTCGCGACGATCACGACCCAACAGGATCTGATGCGCGCGGCCGGGAAGCAGCTCGGGATGCAGCTCGCGCAGCTGAAGGAGCGCAACGGCTTCGTCAACATGAATGCCGGAACGCAGATCAACTACGCAAACGCGGTGGGATCGCGCGCCAGCCTCGCGGCAACCGACATCCTCAACCCGACCGATGTCAACCGGACCTACGCCAATCTCTCGAACCTCGGCGCGCAGAAATGGAACGGGCAGACCGGCGAGACCGTCGAGCGCTCGATCGACTACACTGCGCGTAATTCCGAGAAGACGATCAAGGGCGTCGAGCACTATGTCGCCGTCGCTTCGATCTTCCCGCTGGAGGATCTGCGCAACAATCCGACCGTCGTCAACGCCTGGAGCCGGTCGGACATCGACCGCCTCTACATCAACCAGATGGGCTATTGGGGCGGGATCACGTTCTGCGAAACCAACATGGCCCCGAATTGGCTCGGCACCGATGCTCCGACCGGAGTGAACGCCATCGGGAACCTGACCACCGGCACCTATACCATCGTCGTCACCGGCTGGGACGATGCGAAATTCTACGAGAGCCGGATTTCGCAACTCTCCGCCGACATCTCGGTCACGACCGGCGGCATCCAGGTCACGGTGCCCTCGACCACAGGCTTCACCTACGCGGTCTATGTCGGCGTCGGCTCGGCAGCCCTGCCCACGCAATTGGGCCTCACCACCTCTGGCCCAACCACGGGTTCATTCGCGGGCCAGGCGATCGAGATCCCGCCCGGGACCGTCGTGACGATCACCGGCCTTGGCGCCCAGATGATCCCGCCGGCCGCGCCGACCAGTGGCGTCACCGTCTACCCCGTCTACATCTTCGGGCGCGAGGCCTTCGCCTGTCTCAAGCTGGAAGGCGTCCAGTGGCTGCGCCCGAGCGGGGCCGATAAGGCGGACCAGCTCGATCAGCTCCGCGTGATCGGGTACAAATTCATGGAGGGGTGGACGATCCTCGACCAGCGCAAGATGGCCCGCATCGAGTGCTCGGCCAGCAACTCCGGCACGTTCAATTAGGAGGCCGTCACATGAGCCAAGTCAGAATCGAAGTTGAGGTTCGCATCATGCAGGTCGGGGCCGGCACCGGCACCGTCCTCATGGGGCAGCCGCAGGCCAACAATCCCGGCGTCGGCCCGCTGCCGCAGGGCAACGGCTCGCTCGGCAACGGGCAGATGCTGTTCATGAACGATGCGACGATGGTACCGGGCACGGCGGGCGCGATCACCGAAGCGAACCTTTTGACGGCGTTGCAGACCATCGCCAGCGATTTCGCGGCGGCGACCGGCACGCCGCTCATCACGGCGGACATCCTCGCCCAGATCAACGCCTGGCAGACCGGGAGCCCGTAAATGGCCCTGCAAACACTCGGCACCAACGCCAACACCAGCCTTTCCGCGCTGGTGTGGAACGGTATGGCGACGCCTACGGCTGATGTTGCGGCGATCAACGCGCTCATCAAAAATGATGTGAATCCCCGGCACCCGGTCGCGCAGATCGGCGGCAGTGGCGCCTTCGTCAAGGAAGGGCTTCTCTATGTGCCGAACCGGGGGAGTGACCCGCTTGTGCTCCGGCCGGGCGATGCGGTTGCGGTGGATTCGGTCTCCGGGCAGGTCATTCTCGTGACTGCTTATGGTCTTTCGGCCGGACCCTGGCATTTGGTGTAAGGAGTTTTCATGCCGAGAGAATGGACCGAGGAGGAGCGCCGAGCTTCTTCGCTTGCGGCCACGGAGCGTCATCGTCTGAAGCGGCTCGAGGCCGCCGAGGCGAGAGCTGTGGCCGCTGCCGCGCCTGAACCGGAGCCGACCCTTATGCCGGCCGTGCCGCGTGAGGGCGAGGCACCGGAGCCGATCGTTGAAGCCGACGACGGAATTGGAATTTCCGAGCCGCCGGCTGCTGGTCTCCCCGATCCGTTCGAGGCGTTCCTCGCGGCGCAGGATGCCGAGACGCGGGCGGTGCTGACCGACGCCGAGTTGCGCATCATCTACGAGGTCGAGACCAAGCGCGCCGCGGAAGCGAAGCACGCCGCGGCGAAGAAGGCCGCCGCGCAGCGGGCGCAGCGCCATGCCCAGGCCGTGGCCGGGCTCATCCCTGCCGAGCAACTTGCCGCAGCCGCCCAGCGAGAGCGGCTTAACCGCAAGGTCTCGTGGGTCGTCAACATGCCCGAGGCCGGCAACTCGGGCAGGCTGATCGACGAAGGCGTGCGCATTGATGGGCGCCTCCTCTATCACGGCCAGAAAGTCACCGGCACCCTGGCCGAGTACGAGAGTTACCGCTCGATCGAGTGGCTGGCCCATCAGAACGAGCTCGACTTCCAGGGGCGCGGGCGGCTGTCGCGGTTGCGCCAGACGGCGACCGGCTTTATCAACAACAGGATATCGGCATGAGCGGCGAGGACAAGACGGTGGTGCGGCCGGTCGAGATACCGGGGATGCAGATCAAGTTCGAGAGCCCAGTAGGTGCGCTGGGCAAGACTTTGAGTGTCATCACCGTCGCCGACGCCGATGAGGATCTGGAGGCGCTCAACAAGCGTCTCGATGTCATCGCGTCTGCTGTGCGACGGCAGGAAGCCTTCGAGATGTTGCGATACGACCAACAGGCCGTGCTTTCCAAACGAAAGGAAATAGCCAAAAACAAGGCCAAAATCGTCGCGACGAATAACACCATCCAGAGCAAGATTGCGAATTTTCCTGGCTCGGGCAGGCGAGGAGTGGATGCCACGAAGGCTGCGCCGCAGGAAATTTCCACCATCGCCCAGACTGAAGGGCTCATTGCCGAAGCCGAGGCGATAATGCTTCTTTGCGAGGAGCGTATCCCGTTCTGGAAGGCAGTCCTGCGCGGCGAGGAGCCGCTCGACCTCGATGACGATGAGCCATCGAAGATGGCGGCGGAATGATCCGTGCTCACCGCGGCGGCCATCATCGATCGGGCCAACCAGATTGCCAAGGGCCGCGGCATGGCCCCGCAGGGTCTCGACGGGCTCAACGCGATTCTGTCCGACCTCTGCGAGGTGCATGACCTCGCGCTTGCGCGCGGCCAGTTCAATTTCAACTTCAACCCGCAACTGACCTCGCTGTTCGGCAGCGGTCCCTACTCTCTGCCGCTCGACTACCTCAGAACCTCGGGTTCGTCCGGGGCACGCGGCGTTACCCGCTCGGCCTGGTATCTCTACCCGGCCCCGACTCTGCCGGCGGCGCAGCCGATCTTTATGACACCGATCGACCTCGCCGAATTTGACCTCTATGCCAAGCTGCCGAGCCAATCGACGCCGAATCTCTGGTGTACCGATATGGCGGTCCAGAAGATCGTCATCTCGACATCGGCAAACCTGACGGCGGGAAGCGCGGCGGGAACGGTTGTCTTGGCGACGGGCATCCTCAACGGCATGTCGATCGCGGGCGAGGGCATCGTGCCGGGGACGACGATTACGATCGCAGGACTCAACATCACGCTCTCCCAGGCGGCGACGATCACCAACCCGGATTCCAGCGTTTTCTTCGGATATCCACCGCTCGCCTACGTCTATCCGGCGCCGCTTGGCCCCTACCCGGTGACGGTGCGCTATCAGCGCAAGATGCCGCCGATCATCGACGACGGGGTGATCCCGTGGTTTCCCAACGAGGGGTTCCTGATCGAGAAGCTGGCCTCGTTTCAGATGCCGATCACCGGCGACAGCCGCAAAGACACGATGGAGGCGAGCGCCGACAAGAAGCTCGGCAAGTACCTCGGGCTTTCGGACGACAAGACCAACCGCAGCCAAGCGGTGCAACTCGATGGCCGGAATTACGGCCGCGGCGGCGGCGGCGGGCGCGGGCTCAGGGACACGAAGACGATGGGGTGGGGGTGCTGATCTGTGCCCTCCTCGATCCCGAATAGCGCACCGATCAAGTGGGTCTTCAAGGGGCTGACTGACGCAGCGGACGGGACCAACTCGTTCCCGGGCGCGATGTCGGATCTGATAAACCTGATCCCCGATCCCTCGACCGCCGGGGTCTACGTGCCGCGGCCGGCCGCCAAGATCAAGACCGATTTCACCGGATCGAACGCGCCGACCGGCGCGGGCGTCCTCTCGGCGATGCTGACGGTCGGCGATCTCGAATACGGCATGGTCGCCTCGACCCTCAACCCCGGCAAAGATGAACCGTTCTGCTACGACCTGGCGAACGACGTGTTTCTGCCGGTCTCGGGCATCACTAACGCCAACACGCCGACATCGCCTGCGGCCTCGGGCGATTGGGTGCCGCCGATCATGGCGCAGGTCGCGAGCCGCATCATCGTCTGCCATCCGGGCTTCCCCGGCGGGGCGATCAAGTTCGGCTGGTTCGATGTCTCCGGTTTCACCGAGACGACGTTCGGCAACACGCACAGCAACACGCTGATTGACGGCAATCCCTCGATCCTCGGCGTGCAGTCGGGGATGGCGATTACCGGCAGCGGCATCCCGGCCAACACCAGCGT